CCAGCCCTGGCTCTCGTTCTCCAGGCATATATCGTCAGCGGCTCCGGAAGTCATCCAATGCTTTTCATCCCTACCCTGAGATATGGCGGCACCCTTTTGCCCTTCACCCAGGGCGATGGCCGTTTCCGTCCTGGCAATCGTTCGGGCCTTCTCAGGACTGAACGCGTGTTCGTTATATATCAACTCAGTGGTCGTTTCGATAGATGCGCCCTCCAGGATGCTTCCGGCCACAATACTACGTACCCGTTCCCTGGTAGTATCTGCGACCCCCTGTATCATTGTGGCGGCCTTTTCCCTGGCCCACTCCCCCGCAATGCGCTGTACCGTCACCCCAGGAACCCCAGGGAACTCCGCAACGTACGCCGCAGAATAAGCCGATATCAATTCCTCGACAATCTCGTCTTCATACTTTGCGACCCAGTTCCAATCGTACCCGTCGATGTCTGCGATTTCCAATTTGGTAATTACCATCAGCCTATCCTCCGCATATACTCAATCAAACCGGCGCGTTCGTTCCGCAACCGCCTGGCCCAACTTGTATCCATCTCATCTTCTTCGTCATTTATTTCGTCATCCCTGACAGTGCTTGCGGCCTTGACTACGCCACCAGAGGCCTCCAGGCCTATCAATCCGCCGCCACCTGACTGCTCCAGGTATTCGTCACCCCCGTCGGTTTCCCCATATCCCAAAAGCGACCGTGACTCATTACGTGTCAGGAATCCGCCCTGGTATCCACGCTCGGCAATGTTCAGGTTCAATTCGCGATTCTCCGGAGTCGGGTCGACATAATCCAGGGATAACGTCTTATCTACCAGGTGAACAAGGCGTTCGTTGATCGCCTGTTTTATTCGTTCCAACCTCGGAGTGAGAATATGCCGCCCGAAGAACTCGTCGCCCGCTTCGGCATTGGCCCTGTTCACCGATTCGGTGATACCCATAACCGACAGCGGGATCCCGTAAGCCCCCAGGATAATGTCACGGTTTACCCGCCTCAGATCGTTCATCTGCATATCGCGTTGGCTGAACTTACGATCAACCCACTTGCCGCGCTCCAGGATCGCAACCCTGTGAGCGTTCGCTACGCCCTGGTGCTGTTGCCCCCACCTGGTTACCAGGCGTTCGAAGTCCTGGTCGCTCATTCCTTCATCGAACTGGAGTATGCCCCCAGGCATTGCTCCATTCGAAAAGAAATTACGCGTCCATTGCGACGCCATCTGTTCAGCCCCCAGGTCCATCGCCATCGCCTGGACTGTACCGATCCCCCTGTACGGATCCACGGGGCTCGGCCTTCGGATAAATATCACGTCCTTGCGTTCCAATGGGATTTGAGTCTGGCCGATCGTGTACACGTACCCCGCCACGAACTCCGTAGGATGCGGAACCGGCCGTATACGGTCCGGCCTGATGTTCCATAGCTCCACCGGCCTTCCACCCCTGTTTCGTACAATCAACCACCAGATTTCACCGGTCAATTCGAAATGCTGTATCGAAGTTTCGATAAATTCGTGCCTGGTCGTAAACGGGTTCACCGACCTCCATAGATCGATAAGCGGGTGCTTGGGTACATCGCGATGTTCACCGTCCGGCATTGCCCGCTTCAACTTCCAATCAATCGCCGCAGTTGATGCGGCCACCCTATCGACAACCGCAAATAACCACGACGTCGAGGATAGCGACTGCAACTGCGATAGCTGATTCGGCGATGCCAGGCCGCCCCCGATACCGTTGATATTCATTCCCGTCGCAATTGACTGCGGCGGCCGTTCGGTGTTGGACTTATAGAACCCCTGGATTCCCCTGCTAAGTAACGTCATGGCTTATCCCTTCCGGTGGCAAGCCCCTGGGCAATAACCACCAAAACAATTCCCAATGCAATTACCGATGCGACCGGAGATAAAACCCACAACCCTGAAATTATCATAGAAATGCCCATGATCTCCATAAGGTGCGGCATCATCTGCACCCGCATCCACCCTATTCTCTGACCCATTCTTCTAAACGTCCTCATATCAGCAACCACCTTATATTTGGCCTGCCCTTCTGGCTCAAATCGGTCATTCCCCATACCAGGGCGTCGAGTCTATCCGGACTCGACGGCGTTTCAGGTGTCCAGGATACCATCTGCTCCTCCAATAACGGTAAATTCGGTGCGTGGAACACCTTGCCCTGCTCATATAACGCCGCAATAGGTTCGGCCCGCATACGTTTGCCCCTGCTAGCGTGTACCGCTGTATACGGTACCGTCGACTTGATCGTTCGCAAGGTATGCTCCACCATGTCTCCACCGTTGTTAACTTCCCCGATTATCCGGTCGGCGTTGTGAATATCGAACGCATCAATCGCCTTCGCCGCCCATTGATCCGGTGAATACTTCCCAGAATAATCAGCCAGAACGTAAAACGAATCCCAGGACGCCCTGCCAACCACGAGAATACCCGTCTCGTCGGAGTTCTTGTTAGCTGTAACCGCAGGGTCTATCGCTACCACTACCCGCTCCAGGTCCGGTATATCAGCAACCTGGACCGAATGTATCATCGACCATTGCCACAACGCCCCAGGAACATCGTCGAGCCACTCCGCGAGTATCTCCTGTCGGCCAATCCTGGTGCCCCCGTACTGCTGTTCCAAACGTTCCTGAACCGCCGCGGATAGCGTCGGATTGTCGAACGTGGTAGCCCTTACCGTTGCGGTTGAATCCATTTCCGACAGACGCCGAACGAACTCCCTGTTCTTCGGAGTCGTCGTAACAATAGCCTTCGGATGTTCCCCCAGGCGAAGCCCGAACTGCGCCTGGTGCCAGGATGCCTCATTCCATAACGCTAATTCGTCAGCCCATAACAAGGACCATTGAGGCCCATTCCACCTGGCACTTTCTTCGGATCCCATAAATTTCACATAACCGCCGTCGATATGATGCGCCTCACCTATCGACCGGTTGTATCGAAACTCCCCAGGGGCCAGGTTTATAAGGCCCGTAACGCCCTCCGCGCACACGTCGCGAGCGTCTGCAATCGTCGGAGCCCCAACACCCACCCTGGCATGTTTGCCCATAAGCCTCAAATGATCCAGCACGTAATGAGTACCGGCCATTGTCTTACCGCTTCCACGTCCTCCCAGGAGCAACCAGACATCCCAGGTGCCCTCCGGCGCTACCTGGTGCGGCAATGGTTCCCACTTACTGTTGCCGTTATCCCAAATATCACGGGCCGACATCAACCCAAGATCCGTAGAACTCATTCCACCTTCACCGCCTTCTCTCCGGTGTATTGCTCCCAACGCTCAATAGTTACCTGGACGTACTTCGGGTCAAGCTCTATCGCGCAGGACTTCCGGCGTGTACTCTCGGCCGCCATCAGCGTCGTGCCAGTACCGCTGAAGGGATCGTAGACCGTTCCCCCGAGCTTGCAGGACGACCTGACCGCCCGAACTATCATCGCGACCGGCTTCGGCGTCGCGTGGCCGTGTCTGTCTGCACCCTTTACCCTCGGATACTTCCAGATGTCGTCAATCGGCTCATACATCCAAACGTCCGTCATCGCTTCGTGGGCGTTATCGAAATACGCCCGCGTCTCATAAAACGCATCACGCAACTGCTCGTAATCCGTCTTGAACGCTTCGTATTCCTCGTTGAAAACCTCGTAATTAGCGGCGAAGTCCGAGGCCTTCGCCGCCGCCTGCAACTTCTCGTAATGCTCCTGGGTGATAAACCCCCACTGGGATTTCGTGAACCAATGGGAATACATACCTACACCGCAGATCCGCTCGATATCCTTCGGACCCCAACCCATCTTCTTGCAGTCAGCCTCTAGCCTGGAGCGTATCGGTTCCCACCCTTCCCAGTAATTGTCGGCGTTATTATTGAACCCCTGCTCGCCCAACATGAAGAATAAACACCGCTCCGAGGACTGAAACATCCGGCCCGCCTCGGTTTTCACCGACATTCCACCACCACCCTTATCCCATACAATCTCGTTCCGGAACGTCAGCCGCTCGGATTCCTTCAACCCACCCTCATGCCATAACCGCCAGAGATCGTCAGAATTGCCCCAGATGTACGCGCTCGCGTTGTCGTCTACATATGGACGACACGCGTTCCACCACTTTGTATGAAATGCGTCCAGGTTCGAATTGTGCAGATTGTCATTCTCAAACCCCTTATTCATACCGTATGGCGGGTCCGCATGTACCAGGCTCGCGGTCCGGTCACCCATTACCCTGGCAATGTTCGCAGGGTCTGTACTGTCACCGCATAAGAGCCAATGATCACCCAACTGAAACAGGTCGCCGACCTGTACCCAAGGGGTTTCGGGAATTTCGAAAAAATTCTCTTCAGGGGGCAAACTTAACCAATTTGGTTCTTGGTGTAGTTCGTTGGCATCGGCGTCGGCGCGTTGGTGGATGGCGTCCAGCATATCCGCCAGGGCCTGGTTTTCCAGTGTCATTACATCCTGCAATGCCGACAGTGCATCCGTGTCGGGTTCCGCCATTGCCGATAGCGGGTCAAGCGTTGCCAATAATATATCGGCTTCCGCTTCGTTCAGATCCGTTACCAGGACCGGCACCTTCATGCCTGGAGTAGTCTCGGCCCGCAGGTGGCCATCGATCAGCATCAGTCCTCGCGGTGTTTCGTAGGCTATAAGTGCGTCGGCATATCCTATCTCAGCCAATGCCCCGCGCAATGCGTCGGCCTGAGCCCCAGGGTGACGCCGCCAGTTCTTCGGGTTCGGTAATAATTCGGATGCGTTTACCTGGCGAAGTTCCTTGATCCTGTTGCGTATTTCCATTCTCATCTCCCTCGATTGTCAGGGTGAATGGTTATTCCGACGCTGTGAGAGCCCCTGTTTGGTGCCTCTAATAGGTCAACCGGTATAATACTACCAACCCCTGACAAATATCAATACTACCCGAAGCGTTCCTGTGCCGCCTGGTCGATCCTGGTGATCAGTTCGCCCGCTTCGGGCGGGGTGCCGTGAACGTCACGATAGGCATCCAGGAATACCTTCAGCACTTCATTCCAGTGAACAACGTCCAGGCGGATTCGGGCCTCTAACTGCTTCGGTGCGTCTAGCCCTAGCAGATCCCTGCGACTCTCCGAGATACGCAGGGCCTCGTGAACGCTTCCCATATCGGCCGGTCGCTGTAATACACCAGACCACACGGCCTGGTTCAGCGTCTCCAGGCGTTGCAATTCCTGCTCCCGCAGTTCTTCCATGCCTTCACGCAGTACCAGGGCGTTCTCTCGTAGCTCACGCATCACCGCCTTATAGGATCCGGATGCGTTCGCATACCCCAGTTGCTTGGCGATGTTGGTATGACTGATGCCCGCCAGGCGGAGCTTCACCGCCTCCTGGGCTCGGAGTCGTGCCTTGACGTTGCGCCGACCACTGACGCGGGTCTTTTTCCCTTGCGGTACAATCGCTTTCGCTGGCATTATGTTTCCCCCTTCACTACCGGCACAGTCTGTCTCGTGCCTGATTCGGTCCATTCGTAAGCAATCCAGGCGTCATCAATGCGCACATAGCATAGCAAAGTTGCACCATTGTGAACAACTTTGAGTTGTTTAGCGGCACTCCGGAACAATGACAGGGCTTTATTGACCACCTGTGTTCGATTGGTGCCATCGTTGCGGATTGCTCGGGCTTTGACCTCAATCATCAGGAACTGGGAATCATTCCAGGCGATGATATCCGGAAATGCTGACAGGTGGGTTCTGCGGACCTCATACCCTGCATCTGTGAGTTGGTGTTGCAACAATGCCTCGGCCTTATTGCCTCGGGATCGTGCCCCTTTGTTTGTTGGCATAGAACGGTTCCTTCTGTTGTTGTGTTGTGTTGTGGTAATAGGGGGGGGTTATTAGATAACCCCCCTATTACCACAAGCATTACCACGCACGAAATATTGCAGAAATATTGAGATACAACACGGATCCTGTGGTGATTTTCCAGGCCCCACGCCTGTGGTGGTTGTGGTGGTTGTGGTAATTGTGGTAATTGCTAGAAATCATTGTTGTGGTACATCCTGGAACAGTCTCCGCATGACTGCCTCGACGACGTTCACCGTTACGGCGTTGCCCATCTGCTTATACCGTTGCGTGTTGCTGACACCTTCTGTCCAACTATCAGGGAACCCCTGAAGACGCTCACACTCTGTCGGAGTGAGCCTTCGGATATAGAAGCTCGTGCCGTTATCGTCTGCGTCGGTAATGCCGATCAAGTCCATATCGGAATGGTTGCCACCACTATGCGCTCCACCTGTGAGGGTGGCTGCATAATCCTGATTCTGTTTCTTTACCCCCTTCTTATCTATAATCGTATAGTCAACAGGTACAGCAACACCGTGTTGACGGTAAGTTGCTATGGTAAGAGTAAATGAAGGTTCGTCAGAATCTTTGGCACGCCGTCCTCTTTCATTTTTTTGCGTTCCTACCAAGAAAGGATCGGGAACTCTCACTCCCACATGCAGGGGCGGCCTGGCGGTGTCCAAGGCTTCAGGGATTCTGGTACCTTCAAAGAGCCTCAGTCCGTCAACCTGTTTCTGTGACAGGAAATACTTCGGGTCTACTTCCGACCTCGGCTCTAAGATGTCCGACAATATAGACTCGTTCCCTATTTTGTGGCACTCCGAGGAACCGACTATTGAGAACTTCCCATTGAACGTCATACCCAATGTCGGCAAGAACTCCGAGAATAGTGTCAAACGTCCTTCCCTCGTCGTGGTGAAGTAAACCTTTAACATTTTCCAGTACCACGTACCGAGGTCGTCGTGCGGAGAGAACCCTTGCGATATCAAAAAAGAGTGTCCCTCGTGTGTCATCAAGAAATCCTCGTCTTTTTCCAGCAACGGAGAAAGCCTGGCAAGGAAATCCGCCAACGAGGAGTTGAAACTCGGGGAGTTCATCGGGAACAATGGTTGTTGCATCGTCATAATTCTTCACTCCTTGAAAATGTGTGTCGTAGATTTGGGAAGCGTACTTATCCCACTCGCAGTATCCTACTAGCTCGTGGTCTACCCCTGCCCTTTGCAGGCCTAACTCGAATCCGCCTACACCTGAAAACATGCTGAAAACCTTCATATCCCGTATATCGTCGTCAGTTCTGTCTTGCATTGGTTTCATTTCCTTCGTCGATGTTTGGACTGCTCACCCATATGAACACTGGCATTGAATCCGCGTTTCTGAACGGCTATATTGCAGGGCTTGCAGATCCTGGTTTCTGGCCTCAAAGTTTTAGGGCTCAGAATGGTGCGTTTCCATTCCTGCTTACCGCATAGCTCACATTCCCACCATTTCCAATAGTAGTTGCCTGGTAGATTCAAGTCTTTGGAATGGCGGATCTCTCCTAGTTCTGGCATGACCTAATCCTTTTTCGGATAGATTGCATATAGGCATCGCTCGCAGTATCCCCGTGGTATTTGCTTATTGATTGCACGAGTTCCAACTCGTGGACGTCACGGAACATTCCCATAGCCATCTTGATGAAACAATCCGAATGGAGCCAAAGTTCACCCTGGCTCCCTCCATCCCACATGATCGCCGGCTGGTCTGATGGGCTGAAGTCTATAAATGGTTGCGAACAAAAGAAGCAATCATGGTGCCCTAACGGAAACTCTTCGAGGATTTCTGTATCGTGGAAAACTATTGCCATTTCTACCCCCTTCCCCAGTTAGGACATTGAGGATCAGTTGTACATCGAAAACCTGGCTGGAATATAACAGGAATCCAGTTCGGCATGTTCGGCCAACCTCCATCCATAACATAGACAAGCGGGTCTGCCTCGTGTATATGAATTGACTTATTGACCCTTAAGCTCGTAATCACATTCACAAGCTCTTCAGATATATCAGCCCACACAGCGACATTGTCATCGCCAATCGTCATTCGACCCTCACCCATTCCCTCATCCCCTGCAAGATTCATTATATCGATCATCGAAACGTAGGTCTTACTTCTTATTAGGTTCTCGACATCTTCCGCCAAGGTATATTCTGGGTTCCTGGTAATCATTTTTTACCTCCTCTTATTCCACCTGGCTAATATCTTCGCCACTCTTGGGATGCTTATCCCAAAGAACAACGCCAGTTGCTTTTGCGTGATGGTTGGGTCGTATTCACGCATTTCAATGAGGATACGGTTGCGCTCTGTTTTTTCGGATGCCATTATTCACCCCCGAACGGTACATACCCGTCTGGCATCCACCGGTACCAGGTGCCGGTGCATACCTTACCGCGCCTCAGCTTCCTGCCGCCGCAATCGCACCCCTCGTGCAATGTCCAGGGCCCAAGCTCATCCTTGGAGCCCCCGAAATACGGCCTGGCGTGGTTATTCTGTATGAGTAGTTCGTTGATATTCGTATTGCCGGAATACAGCGTTCCCAGGATCCGGCCGAACTTGCCTTCCTTCGTGGTTTGTATCATTAGTGGCTTGTCCAATATACGCACCGTATCCCGCAGGAATATCTTACTGGCAATCCCCAGTTCCTTTTCCTTCAGGTTCCTCGTCCTGGACTCGGGCGTGTCGATTCCCATAAGCCTGACACGGTCCACATTCCGCATATGAAACCCCAGGTCGATTTCTGCGTCGACGGTATCACCATCGACAACCCGTATAATCCGGCACTTGTAGATGTGGTTAACTTCGACCATATTTCACCTCTTCGGTTGGTTCGGTTTGTAATCATTGTCATGGCATTTACACCCGCATGGTGCAAGTGTCTTTTCTTCGGCGTACATATCGACAATATAACTACCGGTGCATACCCAGTGATCTTCCCAGTTCTTCGTATACTGACAGATCAGGGTTGTGCCCTTGATTTTCACATCCAATCTCCTTTCGGTTCGTTCACCAACAGTTCTTTTTTCAGTATTATAGACGGCTCGGTCTTTGCGAATGGTGCGGTTCGTAACAGCACTTCTTCGATCCTTGATTTCATCCGCCTGGCCGTTGCTTCGTTCACCTGAGCGTTTTTACCCCTGGTGGTCAACCTGACCTCAATTACCCACTTTTCAGGTGCCATGACTCATTCCCTCCAAATTATGACGCATCCAGACGCCCTGTTTTGGGCCTCTGGATGGTCAACTGGTGTACTGATACCCTAGCCTTCTTTCACGTAACCACGGCGGCGGCTTCCTACGATTCGCATAAATTTATTGATCGCCTGATATGCTTCATCCGTGGAATCGTACCCCATCATCTTCGTTACTGATCGCAAGGTATAGCCGTGTAGACGTAAATTAGCCGCCATTGCATCCTTGTCGGTAGGGGGTACGTTAATTGGCCTGTTTTCCCTGTATTCTTTATCCATGTCTACGCCCTAACCAATAGGCCCGATCTATCTGCTGAATCTTCACCCTGGCCACCAAATAAGCCGAAATCACTATGCCCGATATCACCGTGGCGGTTGCTATGCCTTTTCGTATACTCATCCCAACACCAGACCCTTCCCTTCAGAATCGACCGCTTGGATTGTACTATCCACAAGGCCGTTAAGATGCACTTCCGGTATAGAAACCGGAGTGCTACCGATGGCGGTATTCAGACAAATGAAATCGCCCGCAATGTGGCAAAGTTCGTTCAGGGCTTTATACTTCGGGGCATCCCTGGTATTGTCCTTCAGATCCCATATATAAGAACGCAGGGTACTTCGTTGCCCCGCTAACTTCGTCTTTTGTTGCGGTGTATCCTTCTCAGACGGTATGAGCCCGAGGACGTTTTCCAGGTCATCCCAGCGCATACGATGTTCGGCTGTTTCTTCTAACTTGTAAACAATCCTCATGTACAGCCGCTTCTCGTACTGTTGCATATCGCCCATTTTCCGCATGTCCTCGGCTTCAAGTACGACCGCCGTCGGGTCGTACTTGTCACCGCGGAATGACAGCGTGAACCCGAGGCTTCCGGACCCAGGGCCGTCATTCTCTTTTTCCTGCTGTAGCTGAATCGACAGTTGTTGCTCGGTTTCACTCTGGACGCTTCGCAACCGCCATAGATTCCTGGCGTCGGCCTTGATGTATCCGGATCCGTACATCTCGTCGGCTCGGTTGGTATGGTGAATAACAATGCAGGACGTTTCCAGGGCCTTCAGTGCTTCGAAGAATACACCGACCCCTTCCTCGTCGGTGATCTTACCGCCGACCGCCCGCTGTAGAGAATCGATAATGATAAATTCGATACCGTGTTCAATAATCAGTTCCTGCAAGGGCTCCACCATGTTGACCAATGGCACCTGTGCAATCTTGTACAGCATAGGCACCCCGCTCGTTCCCAATCCTTCGTCTACCCTGGCGACCCTGCGCCGCATCTTCGCTTCGGTGGTTTCGTAGTCCAGGTACAGCACATTACCCTTGACCGTTCGGAGCCCGCATAGCGAAACCCCGTGGTGTATCGCCTGAGCAAATACGATGCTCATGTACGACTTACCGGACCCGCTATCCCCGTAGATTACGTTGATGTCCTCGGATATCAGTCCAGGGATCCGCCATACGTCGTCATCCTCGGATTCCCTGTCGTATAAATTGACCGGCGGGCTCCCCTGGTAATAGCTTCGGAGGATTTCCTCGCAAGCTACCGACAACGTGGCCTTCCAATCGTTCACCAGAATGGGGCTGTTGATACCGAAGATGGATTGCATACCTTCGTCGCCGGATTTCTCGTTGCCCCTGACGTCTCGCTCGATCCATTGGGCCAGGTTCCGCCTGGCCCCTACCGCGCTGATATTATGGCGGCCCTTGAATATTTCCTGATAGTTCCCCAGGACATCCCTGCCCTGGACCGTGATATGCCCCTCCTTGGTATGACCTTTCGGAGGGGCTATCTGCTTTATTATTATCTTGATACCACGGTCGGAATCATCATAGGTATAGGTTCCAAGTTGCCGCTGTACGCTCATAACGCTCTCCGCTGTACCCTGGCGATTTCCGGCCGCACCGCCTCAACTACCTGGGGCGCCTGGTATTGTTCCCTTGGTTTCGGAGTGTAGCCGCCTTCGGCAAGTTGTGCCTCAAGCAATTCG